TCCCAGCAGGCCCGGCAATCGCGGCACGCGTTCCCCTGGTCCGGAGCTGGGCAGCTTCGGCCAGTTGTAACGACCGTCGACGTTAACGGCCAGCTGTGCGGCGCGGGTCCGTCTACCTTCGTCGCGCTTAAGCGTATCGTTAAGTTGCTCGGCACCCGGTCCTGCGGGATTTTAGAAAGGAGCCCGGCTTCCCGTGTGGGCAGCCAGTGCGCCACGTCTGGCGTCATGCGACAGACCTGGAATATTTTTAATAGATGCTTGACACTCTGCACGTCGCCGGAGTCATGCCACCTGAACCAGCGGGACTTGCGCGCGTTTATATCTGCAGCCATGGTCCGCGCCCAGTCAGGCCGGCTTATGCTGTTAAGTCTTCGCATCATGGCGTCCATGACGTTTGGAAACCTGTAGCGGCCCTTCAGTGCATAACAGCCGTGGCACGTGGTCCCCGGTACCTGCGCCAGCTTGCTGCCAGTCTTGCAATGGATGGCGGGCAGGTTGTACGCGTAGCCCGGCATCTTGCTGGGCTTGCTTAGTCCGCCTGTAATCTTTTTTCTTTCTTGTGCATTCATATCACTTTATCCCATAAATCTATTGGTTTGTCAAATTGTTTCGCGCCCTTGCGCGCTTGCGGGCCCACCCTCCCCAAGCTTGCAGCCTTGCGCCTTGCGGCCCGGTCAACCCAATAAGAATTCACCGTGCCGCGGACCGGAGTCCGCGGTAGGCTGTTAGGTTTACGAGTCAAGGATGTGCTCCATCATCTTTAGGTTTTCGTCAGTGGCTGGAACCACAAAGCAGGCATCACCCACGATATGGCACCAGTCGCGCCAGTCAGCTGTGAGCTGGTCCTCCCGTGGCTTCATGTGCCAGAAGCGCATCTGTGATGCACGCCAGTTGTGCTGGCTGCCATTCATTAGGCCTTCCTCGTCGCAATACAGATCACCTTCCAGGTGCTGTCCGCGCTTCACGTCTGTGTATGCAGCAGGTACAACCTCGATCATGCGACAGCCACACAGTTCATACGCTCCCTTCTCACCTTTGAAGGGATACCCGCCACCCTCTTCAGGTGGTGTCAGGTCCTTTTGAATGTGTGACGTAATTGGTTCAGCTGTGTCAGCTGGTATTCTTAAAGCTAAATAATCCATAATGTTTTTTCCTTTCTTTAAAGATTATATGGGATCATCTCATATTCTTGTCAAACTGTCAAACAAAAAATTCTTGTGGACTTGCGGCCTTGCGGGCCCACCCACCCTAAAAAAATAAGGCCAAAAATTTTTAAGTCATTAAGTGGAGTTGCCCCACCCCAAAGGGCAGACTAGTACATTATTTCAGACAACTCCGCTCAATAACTTATGGCATTGGGGGTTTTACAGATATAACTACCATACCCCCAACTACCTAATTCACTAGAGAGAAGCCACCACTTGCGACAACCGCAACTGTTGGCTCTTTATCGTCTAGCTTTATGTTATTCATAGCTTGTGATAGTCTTGTCTTGGTCTGTTCACTCACTATGGATAATTCTTTTCCTATGTCGGAGTTCTCAAAGTTTACGCACTCTCGAACATTAGTCCAATACTGCTCTATGTCGCCAATAAATTTAGCTTGGTCAATGATAGAGTTCATATCAGTTATGAGAGTATTTTTTTCTTTCCATAACTCTCTGTGTGCATTGGTCAGTATTGATTTAGACCTCTCAAACAACTTGAGCATTTCCCAATCGTTTTCATTTGACATCATCATACAACGACTATGACAACTACCACTTACAACAACTTTTCTAAACTTACCGAAGTCGCTATCAGTAGTACTTGGGCATTGGTCAGTCCAACCATAGTTCCTATCATCAGCAAACAAAGCATAGTCCTCGTAAGTGCCATTGGCTTTTGCAACACTAGCAAAGTCAGCACTCAAATCACTTCGCAACTTATGGAAGTGTGGGTTTTCTTGCTTTTGTGTTTGCTCATACTCCACCTTGATAGTCGCTTGGTGTCCTTTGGCTTGTAGCTCTTTGTGATACAAAGCCAAGTATTCGTCTGTGTCCATAGTAAACTTAAATTGTTGTTCGCTTATGTCAGCAAATTGTGGTTTGAAGTAGAAGCAACTGTCTTTGTCAGTAAACCTGTCATAACTTCTACCTGTGTCATACTTTTGAAGTATCTTCATATCTGCCATTGGATAATGCTTTTCCACCTGTGGTGTAATCACACTATCCCAAACATCATCTCTGATACTTCTAAAGTTTTCTTGAGCCAATCGTAAATCTTCTTCGACTTGCATTGGCATATTGTTGTAAACAGTATGAGACCACTCTTTTTTAAGAAGTCGTCTTTTCTGTTCGTTTAGTCTTATCTTTTCCATATTATTCCTTTCTGTTATGGTTTGTTTCTTGTATCACATTTTGTGATATGTTGTCCACTAAATTCGCAAAGGCTTCTTTATTTTTATTGAGCCACTCAGTCATACAACTGAGGCTATGAAACCTTGCGTACTCTAGTTTAACTTCGTCACTTGTTCCCCAATGGAACTGAGGGTACGAGTAGTAGCTTTTTGGGTAATACTTCTTACCGCAGTTCTTGCAGTATCTTGCAGTACTCATATTCCCCACCCCCAAAACAATATTGCTCTGGTGGGGTAATATAACCCCACCAAAACTATTGCAAGGACAAGCAATCTCTCTTGTCTTTTCTCACTCATTGTACCGCCTCCGTTGTTGGAAACTTTGCCATTCGCCCTGTAATATTAAATATATCAGTAAAGGTACGATAACCGACAATGGTATGTTCCTCGTTGTCCATAGCAACACAAGTCACGGCTAACTTGCCATTTTTGGTTTCCCAAATTTTAGACTTGCTATCCCAAAAACATCTTCTGTGTTCTATTTGTTCTCGCTTCTTGCAGTAATGACAGATATAAAAATGGTCAGCTTCTTTTAAAGCCTCAATCACTTCCGCTTGATGCTCGATTATTTCGTTTAAGTCTTTCTCTAACATTTTACTTTGTCCTTTCTAAAAAGTGGGGGAGCTTTCGCTCCCCCTGTTAATTAACTATCTAACAAATCAATGATTGTGTAGGTAGTATCTGTTCGATGACCTAAATCATCTTCGTCTAGCTCTTCCTTAGCTCTTTGTACTGCATCTTCTTTGACTATTTTATAAGCCTCAACAACTGTTTTATCGTTGCTTTGGAAGACACAGTTTACTCCCCAATCAATCGTTGGGTACTTGTCGATTTCTAAGAGAGCAAATCGTCCTCTAACGTCATTCATTATTCGCCCTCCCCAATCATTGTGTCCGAGTCTCGGTATAGGTCGAGTGTTCCCTCGTCTCTTGCTTGTTCGTATCTCGCCCACTGCTCTTCAGTCATACAGTCAAGGCAAGTTTTGCCGTCTGGTGACATATAATCATTTTTGTAATGATAGCCACAGTCAGTACACTTATTTGTGTAAACGATTGTATACATAATGCTTTGTCCTTTCTATGTATTATTATTAATTATCTTAGCTTATCATACGATATGGGATACTCAAGCATTATTTTAATTATTTTAGACTTATCCACAGATAATTTTTAGTGGGATAAAAAAGACACACTGTTGCAAAAATGTCACAGCCCTTTGGGCTACTACATCTTGTGGCCTTGCGGGCCCACCCACCCATATGTTGTGTGTTGTAAAAATATCACTGTGGATAATTTTTTTTATTTTTTACTTGACCTATATATAGTAGGTCGCGGTAGGGGTCCCTACTATATCTTGTGGCCCTACGGGCCCACCCACCCCCACCCCCCAAAACCACAGATAGGGATCCTAGTATGTCATGTATATGTTTGATCTGTACTTAAATACGTGCTAAAAACGTTTTCAATGTTTCAAAACAAAATCGCAAAAATTTTGCGCAAAATTTTTTCAAATGCTAACTCCAGAACAAATAGCTAATCTACCATCAGACGCAAAGAAAGATTATTTGCGCACAATGCTCCTGCTTGATGAAAAGAAAAAAGACGAAGCGGTCCGTGAAGATTTCTTAACGTTCGTAAAATATATGTGGCCTGATTTCATAGAGGGTGAACATCATAAAATTATGGCAGAAAAATTTAACAAGGTCGCTGATGGTAAAATAAAAAGATTAATTATCAACATGGCACCAAGGCATACCAAGTCAGAGTTTGCATCTAACTTTCTACCTGCATGGATGATTGGTAAACAACCAGACTTAAAAATTATCCAGGCAACAAACAATGCAGAACTTGCTGTACGGTTTGGTCGTAAAGCAAAATCTTTGATGGACACAGACGATTACAAAAAAATATTTAATACAAGACTTCGAGAAGATTCTAAAGCTGCAGGTAAATGGGAGACAGATCAGGGCGGTGAATATTATGCGGCCGGTGTCGGCGGTTCGATAACAGGTCGTGGTGCGGACCTACTTATCATTGACGATCCACACTCGGAGCAAGATGCGCTGAACATGGCTTCATATGACAGAGTTTACGAATGGTATACGTCAGGACCTAGACAACGTTTGCAGCCAGGAGGTAGGATAATTGTTGTGATGACTCGATGGTCAGTTGCTGACCTGACAGGTAAGCTAATGAAAGCACAAAAAGAACCAAAAGCAGACCAGTGGGAAGTGATCGAATTCCCCGCAATATTACCGTCAGGCAAACCAGTATGGCCAGGATACTGGAAACTAGAAGAATTAGAAGCGGTGAAAGCATCTGTAGCTACTACCAAATGGAATGCACAATATCAACAGAATCCAACATCAGAAGAGGGCAGTATTATTAAAAGAGAATGGTGGAACGTGTGGGAGAAAGATACCCTGCCACCACTGCATCATGTCATACAATCCTACGATACGGCATTCATGAAGAAAGAAACATCAGACTACAGCGCCATTACAACTTGGGGTGTGTTTTATCCAAGCGAGGACAGCGGACCGGCGCTTATCTTAGTAGACTCCGTCAAAGAACGATACGAGTTTCCTGAGCTACGACGCGTTGCAAAAGAGCAGTATGATTATTGGAAACCAGAGTCTGTGATAATAGAGGGCAAAGCATCAGGGCTACCTTTGACCTATGAAATGCGTAAGCTGGGCATACCAGTTATTAACTTTACACCTAGCCGCGGAAATGATAAACATACTAGAGTGAACGCTGTAGCTCCGCTTTTTGAAGCAGGGCAAATCTGGGCACCAGATACAAAGTTTGCAGAAGAAGTGATTGAGGAGTGCGCTGCATTTCCACTAGGCGAACACGATGACCTAGTTGATAGCATGACTCAAGCTGTAATGAGATTTAGACAAGGTGGCTTCATCGAACACCCAGAAGACTACGAGGATGAAGAGTTGCCACAACAACAAAGGACGTACTATTAATGGCAATAGATAAAAGTATTGATACGGTTCCAAAGCAAGACATAATTTTAGAGGAAGATGTTCCTGTAGAAATACCGCAAGAGTTTCAAGAGGGCGGTGATGTTAATGTAGAAATGACAGATGATGGTGGAGCAGAAATAGATTTTGATCCACAAGCGCAAGCCATGGAGGGCGGTCAGTTTCACGAGGCCAATCTTGCAGAGTTCATGGAAGATGGAGCGTTGATTAGTTTAGCATCAGAGTTACAAGAAAGTTATAACGAATACAAAAGTTCAAGATCAGATTGGGAAGACGGATACATCAAAGGACTAGACCTATTAGGTTTTAAATATGAAAACAGGTCAGAACCTTTTCAAGGTGCATCAGGTGCAACACATCCAGTTTTAGCAGAAGCAGTTACACAGTTCCAAGCACTAGCGTACAAAGAATTACTACCAGCATCAGGCCCGGTTAGAACACAGATAATTGGTAAAGTAGATCCTGCTCGTGAGCAACAATCACAACGTGTAAAAGATTTCATGAACTATCAGTTGATGATCAACATGAAAGAATACGAGCCAGAGTTTGATCAGATGTTATTTAATTTACCACTGGCTGGTTCTACATTTAAAAAAGTTTATTTTGATTCTGTTCTAGGTCGAAGTGTTTCTAAGTTTGTGCCTGCAGAAGATTTAGTTGTGCCATACAGCGCAACGTCACTAGAAGATGCAGAGGCAATTATTCATGTCGTAAAAATGTCAGGCAACGATTTGCGTAAACAACAGATTGCAGGTTTTTATAAAGACGTAGATATTGGCGAGCCCGCTTATGACGTAAGTGATGTTAAAGAGAAAAAAGATAAGATAGAGGGCGTGACTCGTGGTGTATCAGCAGAAATGCACACACTGCTCGAGTGCCATGTAGAATTAGACTTAGAAGGTTACGAAGATAGAAACATGGAAACGGGTGAAGAGACAGGAATCAAATTACCATACATTGTAACCCTGCATGACGAAACGGGGAACGTGCTTTCTATTCGTAGAAACTATGCAGCAGCAGATCAATTAAAAAAGAAAAAAGAATATTTTGTACACTTTAAGTTCCTACCAGGACTTGGCTTCTATGGGTTCGGCCTCATCCACATGATCGGCGGATTGTCTAGAAC